ATTACCTCCATTGTCAGCCAAACCCAAACCGCCACCAGCAGTCAATGAACCGCCTTTTGATACGTTATATGGGCTTGATGTAGTCCCCACCAGCAAGTTACCGCTGGAGTCGATACGGGCGCGTTCTGCAACTGTTCCAGCGTTAGATGTGCTAAATAACAATGCTGCGCTATTTGCTCCATCAGAATAAGCAGTAAAAGCAGCGCCTATTTCAGCACCAGTCCATCTAGTTGTATTATTTGATTCATAAGAACCAAATTTAACTGTTGCTTGATAGTTATTGCCTCTGGCAGAGTTATATATTGAAAGACCGCTATCAGAATTGGCAGTAGTTGCAGTGTTTGAAAACTGTATTGTTTGTCTATTTGTTGATGTAGTCGTACCAACACCCAAATTCCCACTAGCATCCAGCGTCATTGCTTGGGTGAAGGTGATTGCATTACCTGCTGTGCCGGATGGGGCGTTGTACCAGCGATGTGCGCCATCTCCACCAGCCATTTCGTAATGGACAGCGGCGGTAGACGCAATGTATTTCCATCCTGCGTTGTAATACGCATTGTTTCCAAGATAGGACGCATAAGCAGCAGTATTGGTGGCAAAAAATCCACCAAACGAACCAATTTGCAATGCTTTCCAACTCCAAGCACTAGGCGTAACACCCAATCCCAAGTTACCTGCGCTGTCAAATCTTGCGATCTCGGTCCCGCCAGTAGCGATGGCAACAGTATCAGCAGCAGGGAACAAGATGCCCGTGTTGGTATCGCCATCATTGGTGATTGATGGTGATGCGGCAGACCCATCAGCAAACTCAACAGTTGCCGATCCAGTCACCGTCAACGTCCCAGCAACTGCCAGCGTCTTGCCAGCTCCAACATTCAATCCAACGCTGGTGCCAGTGCCATTGGCCGTGAAGACTGCATCCAAACTGTCCAAGTCAGTATTGATCTTTGTGCCCCATGTGTCGGTGCTTGCACCCACCTCTGGTTTGGTCAATAAAAGGTTGGTCGTTGTCGTATCTGCCATTTTTTACCCCTATGCGGCCTGCTGCCACGATGTTGAATTGTCTGCGATCTCGGTCCAGGTTTCAGTGGTGTCTGACTCTGGAGTCCATGTCTCTGCCGTATCTGACACTGGTGACCACGTCTCTGGTGTATCTGACTGGGCGGTCCAGGTTTCAGATGTATCAGGTACTGCACCCCATCCAAACCCAACCATTACTCCAGCAGATCCAACCGCCTCATTGCCGATTATCGCAACTGAGATGACGTTTGACGCACTGCCAACATCGCCAGCCCCAGAAACACCTGTAATGGCCTGGAATGAGATCACCTCTGCCGACATGGTGCCAACAGCACCCGTGGCAGCGTTGCCAGTTGTGGCCGTGGACCGGGTTACCCCAACAGAGCCAACAGAACTGGTAGAAACTCTTCCAGCGATTGATCTGGATCTGATTGAAACAACATTACCAACTGATGCAGTTGATGAATTTCCAGAGATTGATACAGTATTTGAATTTGTAACAGTACCAACATTGCCCGTGGCAATGACGCCATCTTCTTGCTCTGATATGTTTACCAGCAAACTGCCGACAGCAGTGGCAGACGCATTGCCTGTGATGGCAAATGATGTAGTTCCGCGGCTTACTGATCCGACAGCAGTTGTGGATGCGTTTCCAGTTATGTCATGGGTCCGTACTTCTACAACAGATCCGACCGATGCTGTTGATGAATTGCCAGTTATGGCATGGGTTCTTACCTCTGCAACAGATCCAACACCGGCAGTTAATGAGTTGCCAGTTACTGCATGAGTCCGTACTTCCGAAACAGATCCAACTGATGCTGTTGATGCATTACCAGTGATCGCATGAGTTCGTACTTCTGTAACAGATCCAACTGAAGCTGTTGATGCATTACCAGTTATGGCATGAGTTCGTACTTCTGTAACAGATCCAACGGCACCAGTTGCCTGGTTGCCGCTGATAACGACATTGCCTATGCCATAGACGCCAAGGCCGTAATACCCTGTGCCGTAAGCAGCCATGGCGCTGCCCCTTAGATCAAGCCAACCGGATCAGGCCGGTGCTTGCATCATTGGTCGGCATGGTCAGCGTGAAGGTTCCAGCAGTCACGGTCTGGCTGCCGAAAGTGTGGACGCTGACTGCCTTGTTTGACTGGGTCGAGTTGTAGATCAAGACTGCATCAAAGGCCGTAGAGAGGGTCACCGTGGTGTAGGTGATGCTGGCGCTGGGGGTAACGAATGCCGTGGTTCCAGAGGTGCTTGGAGGCGTGCCAAATGTCACTGTGACGCCACCAGCCGTGTATCCGGTTCCGGTTACTTCACCAGTGACGGTATATGCAGTGGTTGATGCATTGATGGTGGCGCTTGCCAGGTACAGAGCAGCCTTGAAGGTATCTGCCGTGGTGGCAGCTCGGATCACGCCAGTGCCAAAGTTGTGGTGGCCGACAAGCAGCTCGCCCTTGAAACTTGTGCACATTGCTTGAGTGTTTGCCATGATTTACCCCTTTAAATTTGTTGACTGATGCCGTCAGCAAAGATGCCACGTTTCAGCACCATGTTGACTGATCGATGCACCAACTCACCCTCATGCCAATACTCGACCCAGCTCGTTGTCTCGGTATCAGTATCAATGGACCCCTCACGCTTTTCAAGCAGTGACTCGTCCATCTCGCCTTTGGTTGTCGTTACCATCTAATCACCCAAATGTTTTTGCCCTGGTCAGCAATGCACCGCCACTGGTAGAACCTCGATCATCTGCAATTTGCAACTGATCCAGGCCTGCCTGATACAACGCTGACCACACCGTAATTCTCGCATCATCTTGCAGGTAAGGCGCAGCCTGGAGCAATGCGCCATACAGGTAAACGTCAGGCGCTTGCGCCAGCAGCCAATTGGTTGAAACACTTGCTGACAACTTTGTCAACTTGGCGTAATAGGCCAGCTCTGCGGTGTATGCAGCGTCAGGAATCGGCAGGACTCGGATCTGGCCGCCCACAATGCCAAAGAAGATCGGCACGCCACTGGATCGGTACTGCACGCTCAAGGCATCAAGTGAATCGACAGTCTCAAATGTCAAAGGCGTGATCGGGTTGGTTCCGGTGAGCTTGATGGACTTTGTCTCCAGAAAGTCATCAGGCACCGCGCTGTACTCGGTGGAGATCGATGCCGTGGATCTCACGATCATCTGCCGGGTGCGCAGTTGGCGCTCAATCTGGGCCTCGGCCAACGCAATGAAATCAGGGATCACTGAGGTCAAGTCAGTGCGGTTGAGCCAATCGCCAACTGATGTTTTCAGCTCGGTATATGTGGTCAGTGCCATCAGCTTGCCTCTTTTTCCATTTCCTCTTTGACGATCCAGGTGTGCTCATGTCTGAATTCAAACGTGCCAATATGGCCGATCTCTTTGCTCACATCATGGTCAATATACACCTTGAACCCAAGCTCTTTTGCCTTCTTGCAAAAGAACACGTCCTCGCCCATGTAGCCTCTGGTGTCGTACTGCCAAGGCATATCGAACCAGGGTTCTGACATACCCTCAAAGACGCCGCGCTTGATCAGCATGATGCCGGTGCCAACGCTGCCAACTTCTTCCAGACCAGTGGATTCTGGCATTGAATAGATCGGTTTGCGCTTGCCGTTCTCATCATAGTTTTGCGCGGTTGGACCTGTGGGCATTCTGCGCCGGGCGCAGTTGGCCGCAACCAGGTCAACGTCATGTTTCAGCAGCCGCTGGATCATGTCTTGGGGAAAGGTCATGTCTGAGTCAATGAACAAGATATGCGTGCAGCCTTCACGCAGCGCATCCAGGCAAAGGTCAGCACGTTGGTTCTGAATCAGCGTGCCCTGCAACAGTTTCAGACTGATGGCGTCAGTGGTGTTGAGCGTGTGATACGCCACCATGTTGACCATGCAATATGTGTAGTTGGTATGGACCTGGTCACGCGCTGGCGTGCAAACGGCAATGTAATTCATACTTGGCCAGGCCTCACGCGAAAAAATCGATTGTCTGGATCGTTAAGCCACTTCTTCATGTAAGCCTCATCATCGAGCTTGCCTTCGGCTTTGAGCTTGTAATACAAGGCCTCTGGGATGCTGGCAACGTGATGCCACTCGCCTTGCCAGTTTGCCTTGTTGTCAATCGCTGCAAAGTCACGCTTATTGGCCTCAATCACTGCCGTCACGTCCTGAGAGGTCTGGATCGTGGTTTCTTCGGTATCAGGGTTGAAATGCCAGGTGCGCGTGATGCCCTTGTCGGGGCTTACATCAAAAAGTTGTTTGTCCATGTAAGTGGGGCCAGGTTTCCCTGGCCCCTTCTCCTAGTCAGTTATCAGGAGGTGATCAAGTCAGCGGCCAGGCCGTGGGCATTTTCAGCCAACACTTTCAAGCCATACTCAATCAACAACATACGCTTCTCAGCGTCACCAGTCTTCGCCAATTCGACTTGCTGGTAAGGACGCAGCACGGTCATCTTGGCGTAGTCAGGATCGATCACCCATGCGTCACGCTCGCGCTGGAAACGGTTTGCGATCACAGACACTTGACCGAAATCGCTGACATAAATGTCAACGGCACCGATCAAAGTGGCGGGACGGTCACCACCGTTGATGTTGTAGCGTGAAGAGGCAATGCCAGAGAAACCAGAGACGCGCTGTTTGTTGACAGGGCCAGTCATCAGGATCTTTGGAGTGCCGCCAGCAGTCCACACCTTCTGGATGACGTTCTTGAGGATCGTCTCGGTGAAGGTGCGCACGTTGCCGTCAGTGCGAGCACTGTTGGGCAGCGTGGTGTAGCTGGGATCAACGCCGTTGGTCTGCTTGTCAGTGTTGGTCTTGACAAACGCGCCCAAAGAGGCAGTCACGCGAGCAGTGGTCGTGTTGCCGGCAACAGCAACACCGCCATTCAAGAAAATGTATTCTTGATCGCGCTTCAATTCAGAACCGCGCTTGGCGATCTGATAGGCCAGCTCAGAACGGCGACCGGCTTTGTTGACCACTTCCTCAGTGTTTGACAAGATGATGGTCTTGCGCGAAATCTGAGCATAGTTGGTCAAACGCACGGTGGCGGTGACAGCATCAAAGGACGAAACATCGTCACCCTCGAGCTGCGCATTTGCTGCGGCATCTGCCAGGGAGTCGGTCTGCCACTCAAACAAAGTGTTGGAGATGGTTTCGCGGCCAATGTTGGATTGGAACGGGGTTTCTTCGGGAGCAATGTTGGTGATCACATTGCTCAGGTCTTCGCGAATACCCTTTGCAGAGTAGCTCGTGAAGGTATTGGTGACGATAGTCATGGTGTTACCTCAAAAGTTGATAGATTGCGGAGGCCGCATCATCGACACGGCCAGTCTTTGCGAGACGCTGTTTGGCGCGAGTTGCCTCAGTTGTTTGGGATACCCGGCCTGCTGCACCTGGCTTGGCAGGCCGTGGACCGTTATTGGTCACGGGGGTGATTGCTTTTCGCTTGGTCATCATCTGGTCGTACAGCGCCGCTTTACGCAACGCGACAACCGCCCTGTGATCCACAATGGCTTTCAGCTCCTCAGGTGTGAATCCAGTCTTTTGACCGAATTCGACCAGCATCTGCTTTTCTGCTTTCGCCTTTGCAGGATCTTTCCACTCGGGAATGACCTCAAGCAGCTTTGTGTGCTGCTCTTTCAAATGCGACTCAAAATGCTGCTGCTGCTCTTGCTGCGAGAGTTGAGCCACCCGTTGCTGTTCAAATTGAATCGCTTGGAGTTTTTCTTGTCTCTCGCGCATCACCTCTTTTTGCCGCACCCACTCGATGGGGTCTTCCTGATAAAGACGGTCCCAATCGACTTGAGGTTCAGCATTTTGGAGCTGGGCCTGTAACGCTCCCAACATCTGTGCGTACTGCGCACGTTCGGCACGCACTGCCTCAGTCTCAGCCTCGACCTGTTTCCTGATCTCGGCGATCTGCTGCGTTTTGCGTGTGTAGTCCTGGGTCCGCGAGTAACCCTTTTGCAGCTCGTCCAGCGTCACCTCAACTTCTTTGCCGTCAACTTTGACGGTGAAGACGGTTGGCTGTTCTTGCTCCTCTGATTCCTCATTTTCTTCGGACTGTTCCTCTTGCGTTTCCTCATCAGCAGCGTCTGCATCCGCTGATGATTCCTCGCTCAAGGCCGCGCCATCATCCTCTTCAGACTCTGGCAACTGCGTCTCTTCGGGCGACTGTTCTCCATCAACTGGCAGTATTCCCTCGAGAGCGTTGGCCGCTTCGGCCAAATTCATTGGACCCGCAGGGGCGCTTACTTGTGCTGCCTGCGTGCTCATACGGTGACTTTCTGGGCGCGTTCAATTGCTCGCTGCGCCAGTTTGCCGTTGTCCACCATCTTGGTGACTTCGGTCTTGAACAACTCAATGGCCTTGATCATGGCGTAAGCCTGCTCGCGCTTGTCGGCCTCCTCAGGCTTGCTGCCCTTGAATGCCCACAACTGCTCGTTTTCGAGCTTTTCCAGCGCAGCCGCAAAGACCTCGTCTTGCAGCAACTGCTCGGCCTTGCGGCCCTTACGCACCTGATCTTCGTTCATTGAACCATTCCGCTATTAGGGTTGATGGGCGGCACTGGTGCCTGGGTCTGCTGCTGCATGGCCTGGGCCATGAGCGCGGACTGTTGGCGCAGTGCCTCTCTGTCCATAGCCTGCCGGGCTTCAATCTCGGCAGTGCTAATCTGCACCCCGTACTTTAACTCAAGCTCGTACTTCTTGAGCATTAAGTCCTGAGCGAGTTGATCTCTTCGATAATCATCGTCCCGAATCATCTGCTCGCGCTGCAATTCCAGATCGGCAGCCTTCTTCTGAATGTCGGCCTGGATGGACTCGGCCTGGACCTGCGCCAGCACCTGTTCTGGTGTTGGGCGCTCGGGTTTCTGAGGCGGCATATAGCCCTCGGGCACGTCCTTGAAATACTGGCTGGCATCCTTGAACCCGGACAATTCCACAATCTTGCGCAGCGTGCGCGAAAACTGAGTCATGGTCACAAAGGGATTGTCGGCACCCATGGTGCTCAAGGCCTGCTCTTGCTTTTGCAAGATCATCATCAGACCCTGCAAGCGCTCGTTCACGTCACCCTGGCCCAGACCAATGTTGATCGACACGTCCATGGAGTTGTCCCAGGCGCGGGGGTCAATCTGCACCCACTCATTGCGCAGCCGCACCATGCGTGGCTTGTCCTGGTGGGTGGTGATCAAAAACAAGATGCCCTTGAAGAGCTTTTTCATGCCCTCGGCCAAGATCCGCGAGGTCAGCTCAATGCGGCCCTGGCTTGCGCTGATGGTGGCCGCCACCGCTGCCTTGGTGCTTGACTGCAAGGCGTCAGCGTTCAAACCCATGGCGGCCTTGCTCATGCCGGTACGATCTTCCTTGATCTGGTCCACATAGTCCAGCATGGGGAATGCGGCCTGGCCCACAAATGGGGTGTTGAATGGCTGCACCATGCCGGGAGCACGCATCCTGATCACGGCACCTGTCTCGTTGTTGAGCACGTCATCAATGTTGACCTGGCCTTCGACAATCGCGGTCCTGGGGTGGATTGACTGGGCCAAAGAGTCCAGCGTGTTGCGCAAGATCTCGGACTTGATCTCTTGCAAATCATGCGTGATGTCGAAAATCGACATGGACTCCAGGGGAGAGGTGTGGGGTTCTGGATCGCATGGAAAGTCCACAAATGGGATATAACTGGCAGGCAGGTTGCGCACAATGTTGTAGCCAGAACCCATGCAGCAGATCTTGCGCAACTCGGGTATACCGTCCCCGTCATAGTCCACCCGCGAGTACGCCTCAACGTACAAAACGCGCTGCATCATGGGGTTTGTCGTGTTGTTGTTGCCCGTGATGTTGTTCAAAGGCTGACGCGCCAAAAACTCCTCGTTGGAGTCCAGGTCGTTTGATGTCAGGTTGTCGCGCACCTCGTCTTCGTCATAGCCCATGGCGATCAGATCGGCCACGGTCAGCATCTGGCGGTGCGCAATGATGGCAGCATCCTCAAAGGACCGTGCCCGGCGATCAATCACCAGCTCCTCTGGCGGCACGGCCATGATCCGCACGCGCCCATCTTTGATCACGCGCTTGATCTGCACGTCATGGATCATGGGCACGGGCGGTGCCGGCTGGCCTGCTGCCATTGCTTGCGCGTTGACCTGGTCGATCATTTCCTGGGAAATTGACGGGTCAGGGTAAGACACAACGATCTTGACCTCGGCATTTTCCTGGGACAGTATTTGCAGGGTCTGGTCATCCAGGCCTGAATACTCTTCAATGCGAACCTTTTCCTCTTCTTCCCACCAGTACTTTGCGATGCCGCATTTGCGCACCAATGCGTCTTTGAACAAAGCATAGGTGGTCATAAAACCGTTGTTGTCAGACGTGAAGATCAGGTTGGCATAGTCAGTTGCCTGCTGCGCACCCTTTACGTCCTCTGGGCCTCGGGGGATGTACTCAACAACATTCTCGGTGCTGAAAAACACGCGCATGAGGCTTGGCATCATGGCGCTCACCGTGTCGCGCACCTCCATGGCCACAACCTGGGAGCGTCCCTCTTCCTCATTGCCAAAGGGGTCACCGCGGTAGTACTCGGTGCCCTTGGCGCGAACGGGACTCAGGTCGGAATCGATGTAGCTGATTGCGTCCTCGAGGTCAGACGTGATGATGCCTTGCAGATCGCTGTCATCCATCTGCTCGGTGGACGCAATGTCGGTGCTAATTTCCAGATCGTTGATCATATTTTGACTTTCTTCAAAACCACATACATGGACTCAACCGCCCTGGGCGTGCGCAGCAATTGATCTTGCGGCAATTCTAAGTCTGTGCCTGGGCTAAATCTAAACTCCAGGTGCTCCATGTTGAACCTGGAACCCGTCCAACCCAAGTACCAGGCCCAGGCGCAGTAGTAAACCCATGAGTTTTCATTGAATGCACGCACATGGGTGGGGTCTTGCCAAGCACCCAGACTCAGGTCATAGGGTACTGATATGTGCATCTCGCCACCCATCTCCAGCAAATCCCGGCAATTGGTCATGGCCGCGACCAGGTCAGGAATGTGCTCGAGCACGTCAATGGCAATGATCTTTGAAAACATTCCTGGCCGAATAGTCACCGGGTCACCTGGCGACTGAACCACCTCACCATATGACAATTTGGAAATGTCAACGATCCAGTCTGCGCCAACGTCAGCGCGAATATCAGCGTTCACGCACTCAGTGCGCCTATCGCGGCCAGATCCCAGGTTAAGTGTCAAACCACTGTTTTGCATATTCTGGACGGTTCTTTCTCAACCATGGCGTTGCCTGCTGAATCAACTTGGCACCATCAAGGCCAATTGTCTGACTGCCAACGTGGTGGACATAGGACCGGGACAGGTAGTGCTGGAACCCAGCCTGGTTTAGATCAGTGCATTGCACGTCATCAGAGTACCAATTCAGCGGTGGATACTTGGCCACTTCCCAGGCCTCACGCGAGATCCAGGCAAAGATCGGGGAGGGGCACTCCATGGGCATAATGTGCTCTTCCCAGGGGTGCTTGAAGTAATACAGATCCTCGCCAAACGGGTTGGACCTGATGTTCTGCGTGGCCCTGGATGCATCACACCTGGCAGCCACCCAGCCCAGCTTTGGCACTTCTTTCTTCAACAGCGCCACGTCATCCATCAGAACCTGGTAGCTTGTTGGGGTCAGGACAATGTCATCATTGGCCACAACGACAGAGTCAAACCCGTCAGCAAAGGCTGCATCAATCACCTCGTTGTAGCACTCGCCAAACGTAGACGGTTGGCCGTGGATCTGGTGATCGGCGTCATGCGCGCCAATAACTGACTCAGGGCCGCGCAAATAGATGGGCACTTCGCTGGCGTACTCGCGCACGCTCATCATCATCATGCGCAAGCACTTACCCTTGACCGTGGCAACAGCGATGGGTGCGATCAATCCTTACCCTCAACATTGATCGTGATCAAAGAACCCATGCCGGCAGAACCCATGTCGTTGCTACCGTACTCTTGGCCATTGTCTTCGCCCTCGCCATCTTCCTCATCTTCGCCCTCTTCGCTGCCAGCAACCCAGGCATCACAAGTACGACTTGATGCGCACTTGAAGTCAAAGATCTCGCAGTAACCCAGGTCCCCAGCCTCAATCATGGCCCAAGGGTCACCCTCGTCCCCAATGCCCTTGGCGATGCAATCAAGCATTGACTTTTCTTGGTTGAATGCGGCGCAGTTACCGCAAAGACAGGTCTTCGCGTCCTTCTCGCTCACTTCCCAGGTGTTTGCCTTTTTCATCCAAAACTGCTTATTGGGCAGTGCCGGGTTTTCAGGACCGTACTCTGCCGAATTGATGGCCTTTCCGCGGTTCTTCAAGTTCACCGTGATGTCTTGAGTAGCCACCGGGCACTTGGCGCCGTTGGCCTTCATCATCTGCTCGGCTGCGCGTTCATAGTCTTTAGTTGCCATATGTCCTCACCATTTAACTTTGTTTGCCCAGTAGGCCGCGCTCATCTTGCCCTTGGCAATGTTCTTCGCATGCCTGGCCTTGAAGGCCTCGTTTCTCTTAGTCCCATCAGGCGAGCCAGTCACACCCTGCTGCCCAAACCTGATGAGCTTGACCTCATCCCCAGACTTCGCCAGCACCGCATGACTCTTGGTCTTGTGGCCAGGCGTGCGCTTGGGCGCGTTGTAGCCTGAGAACGTCTCAGATCCGCGCTTGATCATTTCTTCTTGGCCACTTTGGCCGTCTTGGCTGCCTGCTTGAAAGCCTTGGCAGTGGGAGCGCCGGGCGTGCCAGGCTTCCTCATCTTCTCTTTGGAGCCAGCCGCAATGCGTGCCTGCTTGGCGTGGATATTGGCATAGAGGCCGGACTTCATTTCATCGCCTTCTTTGGCTTGATCTTAGCCTCGGACAAAGCAATGGCAATGGCCTGCTTGGGGTTCTTCACAACCTTGCCGCCCTTACCAGAGTGCAGAGTCCCAGATTTGTACTCGCCCATTACCTTGCCAACCTTCTTTTGCGCTTTGGTCATCTTCATGCTTGCTGCTCCTATGAATTACCCCAATTATGCAACCCTTGGCAGGTTGCGGCGCAAAGGCTGCGACCACTTGGCAGACCCAGCAGACCCATACATCCCCACAACGGCATCAGACGCAAACGTCAGACAAAACGCATCTGCCCGGTCAGGAGACGGCAGGCCGCGTTTCCTGATCTCGTCTTTGCCCTCAATCTGGATCTTGCCGCTGGACGTGAACGAATACCGCACTGTGGCCAACTCAGCAATCAACGCCTCATCTTTGGGCATCCGACAGTCCCGTGCCTCCAGCCAGGCCTTGGCTTTGTGCCAGAGTTCAGCTTTCAGATTCCTGTAAGTATTGCCCATGGCCGGACTCTCGGCCACGTTGATCCCTCGAGCCGGTAACCCCAGCTCCCGCAGCCGGTCAACAACCCCAGCACCCAAACCAATCGAGTCCACCAAGATCTCTTGCGGCCTGGCGCTGGGCATCAAGACTTCCCACTCAGCCACAATGGCACCCGTGAGCTGCATCAAATCCAGGTTCTTCCACGTCCTGATCGGTTCAGTGACAGCATTCCCCTGCCTCTTGCACAAGGCTGACTTGTCAGAACCAAACCGGGCAACGTCCAAACCCCACACCATCTTGGCGTGCTGACTCGCCTCAACATCCCGATTGGAGGCCATCTCCAGCAATTCCATGGGGATCACCGTGTCATCATCACTGCGCGGGAATTCACCCAGGACGCGAATGCGGTAAGCATTGGACTCTTCACCGTAACGCGCCTTCATCTCCTCAATGTAGGCCTCGCTCACTTGAGGTGAGTCAGCGCACGCTACCTTCATAGTCACCCAGTCATCAGCCAAACGGTTGTGGGTGTCGTAGAAAAACCCACTGGATCGCACCGGGTTACCCAGCAGCAACGTCACGGCATTGTGTCCAGACATGGAGCCACCAGCGGCCTCAAAGACCTGTTCGGGGATGCCCGATGCCTCATCCCCCACCAGCATCACGTTGTCGCTGTGCACTCCCTGCAAAGCCTCGGGCTGCTCGGCCCTTGACGTGCGTGCTGAGATGAAGGCTTCGGTGGCGGCATCCTTGACCTCGATGCGGTCTTGCTTGACCTCGAGCTGATCCTGTAAGAGTTGCGGCATGGCCTTGATCCAGCGCTTGAGTTCCGCAAACAAGGCGTCATACAACTGGCTGGAGGTGGGGGCCGTGACCACAATCTTCACCGGGAACCGCAAATGTAGGTACCAGAGCATGGCCCAAGCGCCAGCGGTCGATTTTCCAACCCCGTGTCCTGACCTGACAGAGATGCGGCGGTTGCCCTTGGCAATGTGCATCAGAAACTCAGCTTGCCACGGGTCAGGCGTGACGCCCAACACTTCTTGCACAAACCTTACAGGGTTATTTTTGTAGAGTCTTACGAATTCGACAAACGGGTTCTGTTTTGGGTCGAGCGTTGTCTCAATTTTTTTAATTTTTTTTGGGACGCTGGGCGCGATGGGGGTCGGGGTAGGGGGGTGGGTCATGGTCGGTGTTTCTCAAGGTGCTGCATCAGCCTGCCCCCGCCGCGAGCGCGAAGGGGGGGTCGGCGGCGCGGCCAGGCTGGCCAGGGTCAGCTCCGGCGCGGCCAGCAGCCTGTGCGCAACTTGCACGCGCCTGTGAATTGCTGGTTAGTGACTGCTTGCGTGCAATGCAGCGTGGATGCTGGAATCTGCTGATCGTTGCCAAAAGCCTAATCGTTACATTGTCCATTATGTTAAGTTATTCCATGCGTGCTCTGGCACTTATGCACATAAATGATAGTTATCCACAGGTAATCACTGCTGATCTGTGGATAAGTGGTCACTTATTTGCCCTCGCCTGTGGATAACTCGGCCTCGATAACCTCAGCATGGCGCAGCGCGTCCATGCGCATTGAGTGGATATTTACCTGGATCGCTGCCTGTTTGGTGCCGTAAACGCTCGGTTTCCACTTCTCAGCCAGCCACTGGCGCGTCTGGATGCGGACGCGAGCGTGCGCCGCGTGCTCTGGATCGGCGCTGTCCGCTATCGCCAGCGTCTCGCACGCAAGCTCATCGGCGGCCTTCGCGCGCGCACGCGCAATCATATCATCGCGGTCATTTTCCTCGATCCACTTCTCAAGCGCCCTGCGCCCGATTCCAAGCTCATAGCAGATTGTGCTGATCGGCTTGCCTGCCTCAAACATGGCAAAGACCATATCCTCGGGCAAATCCTCGAGCAGCTCTAGATCGCGGCGCAATTTAGGTCTTCCAGCCATGTTTTTAGCCCCTTCCAGCGCTTTTAACGCGCTCAAGTACCCAACCCCAGCATTTAGCACAAAGTGCCTTAAATCGCCTGATTTTGTCCATGCTTGAATTTCTCCGCTGTTTTGCTGTCAAACATTTTAGGTGCCTTCGTTGGCGCTGACAGATCCAGGTCATTGACAAAGTCATCAAAGCCCGTCTCACCCCCCAACTTCTCCACCTTGACCACCACCGGGTCAAACCTAGCGTACCTGATCTTGGCCTCGACCACTGCCTGGTTGATCTCAGCCTCAATCAGCAGCTCGATCTCCTCCATGCACCAAACGTGCTGACCTTCAACGTCTGTCCGGTTCTCGCGGTACCAGACCGCATCTTGCTTGGTTGCGACCACCACCATCAGTTTCCCATCTTTGCCCACACGCTCAACCGCGCCCACGGCAGGCCGCACAGGCACTGCGTGCTGGACTGCCCAGGCCTCGAGCGCCTGATAAGCCCTGACCATGCCGGCTGCTGACTTCTCAAGCCTTTCACTGTCCCTGGCCTGACAAGCCTGCCAAACTCTTTGCTGTTGCTGCCAGAATTTCTCCCGAAAACCTGGATCAACTAAAGTACACAATCTATCGGTACCCCATTTCCGATCCTGATCCACCTTGACGCGATCAATCTCAGCCAGCCACGATGCCTGCCTGATCTCAAAATCGGTTGCCGGGAAATCTGGCTTGACCCCACGACCTGGCATCCGACTTTTCCCCTGACCCACCTGATCCTGTTTTGCGCTCATCCTTTTACCTCCAACCAATTAATCATCAATTTGCTAAACACTACACCAACAAAACACCACACCACACACCACACCACAAACAACCCCTTATAGGGGTGTTTGTGGTGTTTGTGGTGAATGTGGCACCACAACCTCACCACATCTGTGGTGTTTGTGGTGTTTGTGGTGGATGACATTGTCAACATTTGCATGACTCACTCATCAACCAACGCCGCCAGTTTCCCGGCTTTCAGCAGCGCCTCTGCCTCAAATCCAGTGGTCACGTCCTTACGATTGGCCCATACGCTGCTGTTCCTGATGGTCCCAAATCCACTTTTTATGACGTGATCCTTGGCCCGGCCCCAGTACGTTGCGAGCTGGTTTGAGGTCACATCTGACCCGATCATGGCCGTAAATTCGGCCTTCCACTGCTCCAAAGTGATGGCATTTTTGCGGCCCTCTGGCGTGTCCATAATGGAGCCAAAGGTTTTAATTGCAACAATTAGTGACTTCTCGGCAATCTTCTGTTTTGCGCCAATTGCTTTGCCTTTTTCGGGCTTATTTTCTGCGTCTGCTGACCTCATCTCGCCCACCTCTGACGCCTCAATGACCAGGCTGGAGCCGTTCTCCAGACCCAGATCTGACCTGTCAATGTCCACCGTGATGGCCTCAAACCCGTACCTCTGACCGTCCTCACCATCCTTTTGCTTGGACATGAGGATCAAACCCTTTGTGGTTTCTGGGAACCGCATGATCTCCATTTGCGTGTCCACGGCACCCAGCAGACTGGAGTGCCCACGCAGCCCTTTTGTCGTGTCCTTGCCTGCGTGGTGCAGCAGCATGAGTGAGCACCTGTACCTATTTTGGATCTTCCCCGTGGCCTGGATAAAGGCGCCCATGTCATCACTCGAGTTCTCATTTCCCCCGCCAAAAGCTCTGGCCAGGGTATCGATGATGATCATGCGCAGGTCGACTCCCAGTTCCTTGACCAGCTCATCAATGGCCGCAATAAGCGCCAGGAAGTCATCAACGCTGGATCTGAGGTTGATCTGGGAGCGCACAACGTACACCTGGGCGTCATCTGGCGTGTTGTAGTGCTGCTTGATGGCTGCAATCCTGGCGCCGATACCGCCATGACCTTCGCCGGCTATGTACAAGACTGGCCCGGTGCCGTTGATCTTGTTTCCCAACCAGTCACGGCCTGATGCGATGCACTCGGCAATGTCCATGGCAATGAATGACTTGAAACTTGCTGGCGGCCCATACAGGGCCACAAATGACTTCTCAGGGATCACGCCTTCGACCAACCAGTTGACGGGTTCATCCTTGACTGACTGCCATGACTCAATCTTGAAGGGTTTGTACGTCTTGTCTGTTTCCTGGTGGACGTTGCCTGGTGCTGTTTGTGGTTGCACCGGTGATACTGTTTCTTGTGCCGCCACCAATCTTTCCGGGATCGTTACATCATCTTGCAAGGTGATGGGTTGCGCTTGCTTGGCGAGTTCAGCCAGCTCTTGCCGGGTTCCACCGTACTGATGGACCCACTCCCAGGCGTCATCTGTGGGTTTGATCAATGGCAGGTCGGCAATCCTCAAGGACTTCACGACAGGGATGAGTGCCGCTGCCACCAGTTGCGCATACTTCCAACCCGCTAAATCGTTGTCTGGCAGCATGACCACAGTGGCCCCTGCAAAGTATTGGGTGATTTCCTTGGGCCAACTTCCAGATCCATTGTGTGCGCTGGTGGCTATTGCGCCGATCTCCACCAGGGCATCGGCTGCCTTCTCACCTTCCACCAGGTAGATAGCACGTCCAGCAGTCTTTGCGTTCAGCAACTCTGGCAGTCTGTACGGGACGATCCTGCAATCTCCCAGCGTGTAAGACTTTGACCCGTCCTTGTTGATCCTGGCCTGGCGGTAATCCTTACCCTTTTTCGTGTTGGTCTTAAACCGTTGCTTGACAAACAGCGGGTCACCGTACTCGTCCACATATACCCACTCATGCTCAAGGACTGGTGCCTGGAGCGCAGGCAGTGGCTTGATTGATGCCAATGGGTCACGAATCTCGAGGTCTGGCAGCAGCCCGTAATCCCTGATGGCCGCAAACACTTCATGCTGATCGCAACCAGAGTGGCATTTAAAGAGGGGTTTGCCGTCATCTCCATCACTGATGGATAGACTCGGGTTCTTGTCTCCATGGCCTTGTCCATGCGTTGGCAGTGGGCAACTTGCCAACCATCCTTTGCCAACTCTTTTCGCGTTGCCAAGCGCTTTCGCTATTTGTTCGGCTTGCATTTATTCTCCAATTTCTTGAGCCGTGCTTCCAATTCGTACACCCGCCGGGCCAACATGAGCACCAGCAGTTGCCAAAATTCTTCTTTTGATTCCATGAGGGAAAAAAAAGCCGGGGACAAAGCCCCGGCCCTTGTTTCGTTACGTCTTAAAACAGATCCTCGTCAGAGTGAACGGGAATGGGTGCAGCGTGCGCAGCCTTTGCGGGTGCCGGTGCCGGTGCCGGGAATGGATCAAACTCATCAACTGGCGCAGCAGCCTCTGCATCCATCCCTGCTGGCCTGGCAATCCAACCCGTCACGGTGAATGCCGGGATGCGGGTTGTGCCCTTGCCGATCTTCTCCATGCGCGAGCCGGTGTACTCAATCACCGGGAGCTTGTCTAGGTTTGTACCAGTACGCTGTTCAGCACATTGCTTGTACAAGGCCTCAAGTCCCATGTTGGGGCCAACACCGTTTGAAGACCACTCCACAGTACCCAGTGCCTTGGAATAAAACTTCACGTTGAACCCGCGCTTGTGGTTTGCGCTGGGCTGCGGACCCTTCTTGCCCAGGGCTACATCAGGCTG